CCAGCCCAACTGCGCCAGGGTTTTCTCCACTGCATCCACGCGAGCCTTCAGCTCTCTGTTATCTTCCACAACCATGGCCAGCCGTTCGGCGGATGCGGCGGACGACGCGGCCTGTCTGCTGATAACTGCGTGCATCTCATCGAGTTTCTGGAATATCCTCTCTTCTGCGGTCATCTCCACCTCGGATTGATGATTGTTAATGGCGCGTTCTGGCCTGGGAAATGGGGGAAAATCTCCCCGTTCCCTACCCTTATATACTCAATCGAAGCGAAATCCCCATACCACGGCACCTCGAATATTTTTGTTTCCCCCCTCACAATCATGTCCATCCGCCACACCCTAAACCCCCTGGACGTATGCTCCACCGGCCCGTAAATGTGGACCGGATATCTTTCACCAGGAACCAGACCCATGTTTTTGTAAACGTCGTTCACATCGCAATGTCTTGCCCCGTCACAACCTTTGGTGAAGTTCTGAGTGATGATGCGAATTTCATCACTCTGGCCGTCCCTGAATATATGAAGCTGGATGCTGTATTCAGCGCCACTCTCGGCTGTCCCTTTCAACGCCCACAAGAATCCGCCTGCCCCGCCTGGGAATACCTTCCCGTCAACCCCGGTCAATATGAACGACACGTCCAGAGCTTTGACAGGACCTACCCTCTCCGGCCATTGGTAATATTCTCCCGGTTGGAACACCATGGTGGTCTCCGGTCCTGGCGCCGGAACCGGCTCTGGCTGAGGAGTTGGACCAGGGCTCGGCTCCGGCCCAGGCTCCGGTATCGGTTCAGGTTTGGGTTTCTCCCGGCAATCGCCAGGGCCCGCCCATTCTCTGCCAGCCTTAAGGCATGCGGTAGCCTCATCCACCACCGGCTGGATGGTCTGGCAGGCTGCGGCCAGCGCCAGCCCCGCTATCAGCAGGAGCGCCTTTTTCATCATCCCCTCTTCAGCATCGCCACGGTGGACGTATCCCCGCCAGACTGCCCATCGGCGTATCCCATTGAGGCTATAACCACCCCGGCCACCGCCGCCACGGCTGTGACCACGGTCTGCGCCACGTCCGGCGGCAGGTAGACCGCCAGCACCGGCAGAAGAATGGAATTCAACACCCCCAGCACGAACTTTCGCCCGCCCAAGGCGCCGAGCAGCTTCAGAAAAACAGTAGCGTCCATTTTTTTCTCCTTATGTCATTCGTCAATTAAAAATCCCGGATTCGCAGTCATAAAATCATCCAGGATGTTCCACACCTGTCTTGGGCTTAGCGGCCCGCCGTTCGCCCTATCCATCCTCAGCCTGGCGCGCGCCGCGTTCCTGGCGGCCCTGCCTGCGGCCATGGCCGGGTCTTCCTTCCACGCCTGGGCGGCGTCATCCCAAACCGGCGTTTTCATCCCGCCGGGGATGGGCGGCCTGGGAATGTTCCCCTCCGCCAGCCACCGCAAATACTCCTGATACTCCCGGTTGGCCAGGTCCATGGGGATCAGAGCGTCAGAGTCTACCGACTGCCGCCGCACCCCTATCAATGACCCCGCTTCGTTCTTGATTTCTGTGTACATGTTTACAACTCCGCGTCGATGGTTATGCCCTCGCCCAATGCGGTGGTCTGCGCCGATGCCGAGGCAGCCGGGGCCGCATTGGTAAGTGCGTTAAGGTATAACGATGTGCGGGTTACGTTCGCCACCGCCGGTTGGCCTGAGGTAGCAACTGACCATGTTCCTGTTTTGGTTGCCGTTGGCACTGCTCGTTTTTCAACATAGAAAATTGTTGCGCCATAATAGGTGAGCGTCGATGTATATGATGTGCTAATTATAATATAGCCCCCATTCGTGTCCACGGTCTTGCCAAGGACTTCGTAATACCTGGCGCATAAATCTTTCTCCACCCCTGTCGGCCTCCCAACAAATGACATGGGGGCGGAATTCGATGATCTTAAATCCGCCTGGGACAAAAGAAAATCGTTCGCCGTGTTGTCCAGGATGTTGTTGGCGGCGCAAGCGGCGGTGTTGATATAGTTCCCCGTCTGCCACGCGTCGGCGGTGGTCTGGTATGTCGATCCACCTATAAGCGCCCATACGACACGCAAGCCCACGCCGTTGGTGTAATCCCACGTCCCTCCGGTTTCACTGAACGATAAGGATATGGTCTTCTTCTCCCATGTGTTGGCCGCGTCTACCGTGTACTCTTTGACATAACTGCGGTCCTGCCCGGAGTTCTGGAACGCCACGCAATGGGCGCCAGTTTTTGGAGATTTAACCCAAAACGTAAGGTATCCCGTCCTCTTCAGTAGCGGTAAGAAAACTTGTCCTTCTACGCGCTGGGATATATAAGCATAGTCTCCTGCCGCCACTGAAGCGTCGGCGGTGGTGGTGTCCAGCTTCAGCGAATATTTGCTCTGCCATGAGCTTTCGGCCTCGGTCGGCACGTCCGCGCTTTGGATGGCGCTTATTGCCGCCGCGCTGGTATTCATCCAAACCCAGCGATTGACAACGTATTTGTTCGTGGCCGGGGATGTGACGGTCGTCCCATAATCCCATATCAGGAAATCCCCGTTCATGAGGATGTTGGCATACCCAGACAATCCATATGTGAGTAGCGGCGCGTCGGTGGTCAAGGCCACGGTCCCGGTCGCGTCAGGAAGGGTATAGGTTCTATTACCAGTATTGCCCGACGGGTCCAGGATACCCTTGTTCCCGGCGGCGTTTATCGTGTAGGTGGTGGCCGTGGTCCCGGTGTCCTGGGCTATGGACTCGATCAACACGTCGTCAAAAAGGGTGTAGCCTGGGGTCGCATCGCTGGAGTGGCAACCTGTGAGTTTTATGCGGACATACCTGGCGGTGGCAGGTATCGTCATCACAAAGGTCTTGACCGTCATGGTCAATGGGTTCGCCGCCGATTCGTCATATAGAGTCTGGGTGGATATATACACCTGGTCGCTGTCGTAATAGAGCACGTCCACCACGTTCCTCACGTCCACGACCGATGACAGCATGGCAAACGACGCCCAATATATTCGCCCTGGGTTTACCTGGGAATAACCGTTTTGTGTCGCTGTTCCCCCTCCGTCGCCCAAGCTGCCGAACTTCAGAGCGTTGGCCCCGTGGGCCTGGCTGGAGGTGATAAGGGTCGCGGTGGAGGTTCCTGCGTCATATTTAACGGTGGTCCAGTCATCCGGCAAACTGTCGGCGTTCGCGTCTGTCTCGAACGATCCATTCCCCACTAGGTTAACCACCGGAGCCGTTGCGGAATCCCCAGCGCCAAAATCGTCATATGTAGCCTGGGTGACGTCGGATCCGTCTTTCACCACCAGCTTGTACGTCCCGGCAAACCATATCGCCGCCTCTCCTCTGGCGTCCAGGATTACTGGATTGGAGTTGGGGGTGACCCCGCTGGCGTCGGTATATGTCGCCTTTGGAGTGGTGGTCCCCGCCTCGTATGTGTAGACTTTCCAGCCACTGGCCGGCGCCCCCGCGTCTGTTTCCCAGCGGAAGATCGGCGCGGGATAAAGCTTTGCGGCGTCGGCGGTCAAGGACGCGCAAATCAGCAGCCCGATTATTGCCGCGAATGTCCGTTTCATCGTCATCCTACCCTGTGAAAATGTTGTACCTGCTGCCCTGCCCCAGGGCCATCACCGCAGAATCCATCATGGCCGGCGGCGTCTGGTGGTTCCGTTCCTTTATCCGCTCTTTCAGCTTCTGCGCTTCAAACGCCACTTCCGGTGGCGTGGTGATCCCGTATTCCGGAGCCAGCCGGACCGCCAGGCCGTATATCAGGCAGTCCTCATATCCGGGGGGCAGATCCACCGCCGTGGCGGCTGTGGCGTATTCGCTAAGCTTTACGACCTGATCCAGATATATCGTTTCAATGGTCTGCGGCGCTGGCCACACCTTGACTATCCCCAGCGGATACTGGGGATCGTAATAAAGCCTGTATGGTCTGCCGGGAGAGGATTTCAGGCTGGTTCCTTCGTATGCCTCCCTGGGAATGATTTCCACGGGGTAGTCCAGCCCGTTCGCGTCCCGCACCCATGCGCCCACGATCTCCTCCGGTCTGGTGGCGTTGAAGTTCCCACCGGTCCCGATGGTGTACTCATATTGGCCGGACACCAGCGGGTAACCCGCCAGTGTCCGCGCCTTCGCCATTAGATTCTCCAGAGCCCAGGCGGATATCATTCGGTTCAGCGCGGCCAGCCCATCGGCGATATCCGCCGCGTCCGGGGTCATCCCCCGCCGTGCCACGCCTATTTTCCGCATCGAGGCGGTGATGATATCCTGCGCTGTGGTCATGGGTCAGTCTCCCGGAGTGTCGCTGTACCCTGCGGCGTAATGTTCCAGCGCTTCCTCCGCGCTGCACACCACCGCCTTGCCTCCAGGACCATACACGGTCACCGGCCCAGGGCACAGGGTCCAGCCATCGGGAATCTGATCCCACTGGACATGCTTCTTCGCTCCAGCCTGTTCCACCCATACCATCGGCTCGGCGCCCGGAACGTCCGGGCTGTCGATCTTTTTCCTTCTTGGCATCTTGCCTCCTTAAGTTGCGGGGGCCGGGCTATCAACCCAGCCCCCTGGTTGTCATCCCAGCAGCCTGGCGGCCAGTTCGGGGTAAATGCATTTCACCCCGTAAAAGACATCCAGCCTGTAAATCTCCTTGTCATTCGTCACGTCATAGTCACGAATGAACCGGATGGAGAATCCGTCATGGCTCTCCTGGCTGGACCAGGCGGCCGATTTCGGAACCTCCAACGGAACCATGGCCAGGGCGAACGCCTCCTTGGTGAACGCCAGGTTGGCCACGTGGTTGGCGGCCAACACGTTTATCGCAGCGTTGTCCGCCGGGGATCCGCTCACGGTCTGGTACGCCCCGGAGGTTGTGATGGCCGGGTATATGCTGATGGTGGCGTTCCCCGAACCGTCCGAGTTGGCCGCGGCGGTCACGGTGAACTGGGCCAGATGGCTCTGGGTCTCCCTGCTCACCGGGTTCACGGCGTACACACCATCGATGGTGATTACATCACCAACCTTGATGATCGGCGTCTGGCTTATCGTCCATCCGTCCGTAACCAGCGTGGAACCGGTCTGGGTGGCGCCGTTCACCAGCGGGGTTCCACTCTGTACTCCTTTGGTGTGAACCTTTATGTTCTGGTCCTCGAAACAGTCGAATCCGGCGAACCGTCCCAGGGTGGCTTCGCGCAGGATCTCCTTTGTGATGGTCTCCTGATAGAACCCTTTGAAAGCGTCCGCCAGGGTCCATTTGGCGTCCGGCCCCAACACCAGGTTCCGCCCCTTGTTGGGGACGCCGTTTTTGCTCATCAGCTTGCCCAGGTTGGCCAGGTGGGCAAAGGTATTGGGCGTGGTCCCGGCGGCCCCGGAGAATCCCGGCACGGCCACATACAGCCCGGCAATCGAGCTGTCGATGGCGTTGGCCAACTGGATGGCCGCCGGCTCAATGTACCTCTTGGAAAACTCGTCTATTTTCATAGTCAGCTCCTGGGAGCTGAACGAAAAAGCGACGTGCTTCCGCTGGTCGATGGTGATGGACGTGCTGTTCTCTGTCACGTCCTGACTGGACAGGGTGGCCCCGTCCGTCACGGTGAATTTTACCGGTTTGCGGATCGTGATCGATTCGCCTATCCTTGGGGCTTTGGCGAAATTCGATTCCAGATCCCGGTGAACCAGGTTCCCAAATACGCAGTTGTTAATCAACTGCGCCAGCGTCTCCCTGGCTATCGCTGTCGGTGTCAGTATGGTATTAGGCATCCCTTATCTCTCATTTTCCGCCCTGCAATTGTTTCCGCCGATAAGCGATATACTGCGCAGTGGTCATCTTCTCCGGATCCACAGATACAGGAGAGCCACCGCTGGGCAAAGGCTTTACCGGCGGGGGGGCATTTGTTGTTGGTTTCTGTACAGGCTGGCGGTGAATTCCCTCCAGCGTTTTCTCCAGCCGCCCTAGTTCGCGGACCATTGTCAGCGTGGGCATTTGTCGCAGTTCCTCCGCCAGTCCGGGATTTTGCGAAAGGTGGTAGAGAATGGCGGGGCCTTCGGGGCTTTCGATGATTGCGCCGGCCATGTCGTTCGTCAGCGGCACCTTGGCGGCGTCCACCACGGCGTCAAAATCAGGCGTCGCCTGTTTAAACGCGGCCATTCCTTCAGCAAAAGCCTTCTGTCTCTCCGCAACCCTCTGGCTCTCGATCTCCGCCATATCAGCGGTAGCCTGCTCCCTCTGCGTCTGCAAAACCTTCTGGCTCACAGTGTGGTTTATCTTGGCTTCCTGATATGCGTCGTGATCCTCAAAATCCTCTTCCTTTGGCGGCTTCATCTCCGTCAAGCGTTTTTCCGCTTCCTCGGCCCGTCTCCGGAGCCTCGAAATCTCCTCCGCCTGGCGGTGGTTTTTCGTGACCAACGTCTCGATCCGCTTCTGGGCGCGCGATTTGTTCGGCTTGTCGTCGCCCGTCTGCTCGTCGCCTTTGTCATCGGCCCCCTGGGCCGCAGGGTCAGGCGTTCCCTCTCCCGCGGCTGGCTCTGCCGTGGGTGTGTCAGTAGCCGTCTGCGCGGTTTGCTCCTCGGCCTCTTCAGGCTGGGTTTCGGGCGCCGCGGTGTCCCGTTCGTCCATAAGATCCTCCATTGTTATTGCATTGGCGCAGGAGCCCCGCCTGGCGGCGGTCCCTGCGGATTAACCATCTGTTGTGGCGGCATTGGAGCGCCTACCCCTGGGGCCCCTCCCATTTGCTGCTGCTGTTGCGCCTCCATGGCCTGCTTCTGCTGGAGGTAGGGATTTATCGATTTAAACCTTTCCACCAGTTCCTCAGCGTCCTTGAACGTCATGTTCTTTACGATCAGATCGGCAACCATTGGCGTGGCCTGGGGCATCTTCTCCAAAAGGTCCATCATCAACTCCAGGCTTTCCTGTCTGGCTGTTGACGTGGACGGGCCGATTGTGGCCACTACGTCATATTTCCCCGCCTTCAGGTCATAAACCGCTCCCAGCTCCTCGCCCTGCTCGTTCACCTTCCCCAGCCCAAACGGTTCGTTGAGCTTCACCAGTTTCCCGTCATCATCCGGTCCGATAATCCGCTCAATCCTCGGCGCGTCGTAAATCCTGGGGATCATGTCCACCAGAATCCTGGCCACTTGAGTTATGCTCTGGGCGTAGTTGTCGAAGAACGCGAAGTTCCCCCGTTCCCCCTGACTCTGTCTCTGCTTTATGGCTATGCCGCTGGTCTCATTGCTCCTGTTGCCCATGCTGGCGTCATAAAGGTGGGTGGAGGCTTTCATTTCGTCGCTCATTTGGGCCGCTTCCTGGGATAGAGCTGGGGACCCTTGGGGCGGATCGGCCCTGTACGGTGCTCGATCCTTTTCCGTGTCGTTGTAAACCAGATATGGCAGGTTGCCATTTGACTGGTTCCAGTCGGCCTCATGCCCCTCAATCTGTTTGGCGGAGACAATCCACGGCACATTCGGCTGCTTGCCCAGCAGCTCCACCTGGGCGGTCCGGAAATAGTTATAGGCTTTCTGCGCAGGGATAGCGTTCCTGATCACACCCCGCCGGTATACCTTCCCATCGACATTCAGTTCCTTGCCGACAACCGGGACTATGGGGATATACTCCGACGCCCACTCCTGTGGACCTTCCAATATCTCGCTGGCGGTCATCTTGGCGTACATAACCACCGGTTTGGCCGATTCCCTCTGCTTGACCGACGTTATCCCAGCGGCCTCCAACTGCTCCCGCATCGCTTCATATTTTTTACAGCAGACCGTGGACCCGTCAGATAGCAGGTGGATAGTCTTGGGGATTTCCTCGATCCAGTAATATTCCATGACCCGGATACCGCCATCCTTGTCCCCCCAGAAGGATTGGCCATCGCCTTTTGGGTCTTCCCATCCGGCGGCGTCTGCCTTTGGATATTCCGTTTCAAAGGAGTTTTTCGGCATCTTTATCGATATGGCCGCCCATTTGGCGTCAGATCCATCCACCCTGGTAGACAAGGGGTCCATATAAACCGTGAACGGATTCTTTATCGGCTCGATCACCAGTTCCTGATCGAAACTGTTATGATCCACATAGCGGGTTAGGATTCTCAGCGCTCCAAAACCGCAGGCGAACGCGCTCTCCGCAGCTGCGATATAGGCGTTCTCGGCGCTGGATTGGGCCTCGATATTGCGAATAAGTCCATTGAATATCTCCGCCGTCTCTGGGTCCGCTTCGTCATCCACAGGCAGAACTTTTATGGCAATCTTGTTCTGCCGCAGGTCCCCCACCAACTGATCCAGAAACGCGGGCAGGCGGTTGAAGGTCAGCGCCGGCCTCCTTGCTTTCTGCCTCTCCTGCAACACCTGGGCGTCCCATTGGTCACCATGCAAAAATCGCAGGTCCTCCAGGGCCAACTCCCGGTTCTCCCGTTCCGCGTCCCTGGCCGCTTCCATCCGCGCCCTGGCCTGTTCCAATATTTTCTTTTCGCTGGCCATCAGTTGCTCATCCAGTCTCCGCCTGCAACGCGGCGGGCCTGCTTCTCCGGTTTGGTTTTTGCCTGATCAAGGTTCAGGATCAGATACCTCAGACAATCCATCAGGTGGTCGTTCTCCTTGACCACACGCCCCTTTTCGTCCCGGTGATACTGTTTCATTTCCCTTAATGTTTGGGACAGGGTCTTGAATATCTTCAGTCTCCCCTGGTTTATCCGGTCCAGGACCATATGAATACCTGCTTCCACGGCGTTCTTTGCGGGTTCAAGCTTCAACCCTTCCCCCCGGTAATGATCTATTAGCCGCTCCCCATCGGTCTGCGCCCTCCCCCTGGCCGCTGGGTCTATCACCCCAGGCATCCAATCCCCCCTCGCCTTGATTGCGCTGGCGTGTACCGGGGCCGGTTCCTGCCCCAGATAATGCTCACTCCACACATAGACGATATCCGCCTGGCGATCCCATGCGGCCCACAGAGCCGCTGTCCGGTTCCAGCCCACGTCCAGGGCGAACATCCGGGGGTAATAATCAGGGATCAAGATTGGGTCTATCAGATAAGCCTCTTCCCGAACGGGATAGATCAACCCGGAACCCAGCGCGGGAATCCCTTTTGTCCTGGCGTCTTTTTCGTGGGGGGAATAAGAATCAGCCAACCTCTCTCGGGCTTCTTTGTCCAGGTGTGGCGCGTCATCCCAGGTTGCGGTTATGATTTCCCGCCCACCGCCCAACTTTTCGGCGCCTTTAATAAAGCCATTCACCACTTCGCTCATCCCCTTGAGCGGGGTAAAGGTCAGCAATACCAGCCCTTTTTTCGTCACCACCCGAGTTATTCCCTCGGAATAGATGTCCGCCGGCGGCTCCTCGTCAAACCACACCAGGTCCAGGACCTCGCTCTGCCACTTTTCCCTACCCTGGTCGTATGACTTAAACTGGAGTTTGCTCCATCCGCCGGATGAATGTTTGATCAGGGCCACGTCTATGGAATCCTTGATCCCCCTTTTGACCGTGTGGGAGTGAATATATTTACGCGGGATCGCCCCGGTTCCCAGCCCCGAAGGCTTGCTGATATCCCCCAACAGGCGCGTCTGCACACCATCCCTGGTGGTTTCTCCCGTTGGGGATCCGGCCCAGGCTTTTATCGGGGCGGTAAATCTTCTCCCCTTCCACCGTTTCGGATATCTGCCGGTCAGGTGGTACGCAATGGCAGCGGCGCCACACGTGGTCTTCCCAGTCTGGTTCCCTCCCATGAACAACACCTGGGAGTTTTTCACTTCTGCGGCGTGGAATCTTTCCTGCGTGGGGTATGGGGAGTAAGTGTCGAGCCAGTTTCCAGCCGCCCGGCGTTCCATTTCCTCCAGACCGGCTGCCACCGTTTCCAGCTCATCCCTGCTCATCTCCGCCACGGCTATCATTTTCCGATCCCCATGGCTGCGAGTTTTTCTGAGACAAACCGCCTAAGATCCTCGTCGGTCATCTCAGTGAAGTTAATCCCGATTTCACCAGAATGTTTGATTTCTTTTGGCAGGTAAGCGGCAAGGGTCTTAAGGGTGAAAGCGCGGGTTTTCTTGTCAGCCAGATCCTGGACCAACAGATCGACAAGGGGGGTTGTGGAATTGAGTTTTTCCACCGCTTCGGCGGCGGCGGCAAGAATGGCAGGACCGAAAGACTTGGCGCCTTTTGGTCGCCCGGAGGGATTACCTGATACGCCGGGGACTATCCTCCCCTTCTCATCGCGTCCAGGCTTGGCTGGCTTTTTCGGCTTGGCTTTCGGCTTAACCCTGGCCATGCATAGAAAATCTCCATGCTTGCCAATGTTTCAGCCAATCGTATCAGGATGAATATTACATCATATGCAAACGAATGTCAATAGGCACATTTATATTTTCTGTCCCCAGACTGTCCCTGGAGGGGGTTTCCTGTTTTTTATCTGGTTGATTTATTGGCGGTTAGGTCGCTTGTCCGAGGGTTCGAATCCCTCTCTCTCCGCCATTAACTTCCTTATTTTATAAGCAGTTAGCTCCCTAAATGCCCCTGGAATCTTTGTTCCACTTTTGTTCCAGACCTCCTTTTTCACCGATCCTCTCAGGTCAGGAGGCCTGGCGTTTCTTCTTCTCGATTATAGCTACTCGAGTGGCTTTTGTCACATTGGCGTAGGTCGATTGAAGAAATACCACCGAATTTAAGGCCAGCTGTCATGGGGCGGTTAAAACCAGCCACTTAGGGGCGGATCAAACCCAGCCATTTTGAGGGTATCGCTTAATATCATCGCTTCATAAGGAGCGAAGATATGGCGAACATAATCAAAATGGCGAAGATTCAATCGATCAGGACGTTGCTGGAACAGGGATGGAGCCAGCGGAGAATATCCAGGGAGCTTTTAGTTAACCGGGAGACGGTGGCGCGTTACGCGCGGCTGAGGGAAGCCCAAGCTTCAA